TTATGAATGGACGGTCTTCCCAAGGTAAAGGCGGCGTTACTCCTATGGTAGAGCACTTAGCTGCTAAAGAGCTTGCATTCCTTACAGCACAGCCAATTGATACTAAAATTGATTTAAAAGTATCCCCTTCAGATGCTGCTTTAACCCTTCAACAAGAAATGAACGACCAAGTAAAAGCGCTTGTTAACCTGCAAAAACAAGAGATTATAAAAGGTACAGATATTATTGAAGCACAGGTTATAGGTATAGACTTCGGAGAAATAGGAAAAGATAACTCATGAGTGAAATAAAAAAGAATCTAAAAAAGTTTGACTTAGATGCAGCTCTAGACAGTGTCGATCTAACTTTTCATGGGTACATTCCTTCAGACGATGCACTAGAGTTTTTTGTTTTAATGCGCCTTGTTGCTGGAGAAGACTTTGAGTTCTCTACCCCTTTATTCCATTACTGGCTGGTTGACCTGTTGTTTGGTAATATAACGAGAGAGCAGTATCCTTATAGCCAGGAAATAAATAAAACCATTACTATTAACCCTAAAAGAATTGCTATTGTTGCTGCTAGGGGTGTTGCGAAATCTACTATAGTAACTTCGTTTTATCCTATATATTGCGCTATTAAAGGTAAAACACCTGATGGGCTTAAAACAGAGTTTCACTTAATGGTTGCTGCGTCTCAACAAGGTGGTGGTAGAGTTATGGCCAAGGCTGTACAGTCTATGTGTGAAGATAGCGTATTCTGCCAGAACTTCTTTGAAAATATGCGATTTACAGAAACAGAGAGCGAGTTTATACGTAAAGGAGAAACTAAAACTAAGAACAGAGTTTTTCTCTGTAGGTATATAGGTATTGGTGGAGGTATTAGGGGTATTAGATCTAATATAGGTGCTGAGCGTCCTGACCATATTATATTTGATGACGTTATTCTTAACTCAGATGCTGCATACTCCGAAACCTTGATGTCTTCACTTCGTAACACTATTAACGCCGATGCTATAAATGCACTAAAAGGTGGAGGTAGAGGTAAGATATTTTCAGTAGCTACTCCCTTTCACTTGCTAGATCCTGTAATTGAAACATTAACAGGAGGGGCTTATACTCCTGTAGCTATCCCTATATGCAATAAAATATATGAAGGTATGCCTGAGAGTGAGTATGTAGGTGCTTGGCCTTCTATGCACCCTTATCATGCTGTTATGGAGCAATATGAATCTGCTATAGCATCTAATGCTACTAGAGAGTTTAACCAGGAACGTATGTTGAGAATTAGTTCAGATGAAGACAGAATGATTAAAGACGATATGATAGAGTGGGTAGAGCGTAGGTTACTACTAAAAGAACTTTCTGCGTATAGTTTATACATTACCACTGACTTCACAACTACTTCAGAAGCTAAGTCAGACTTCTCTGCACTAGGTGTATGGGCTGTTAATTCTAATCAAGACTACTTTTTACTTGACCTTTGTGTTAAAAGACAGGGTATAGGGGAACAGTATGATGAACTGTTTAGAATGGTTAGGCAATGGTCGAATAAAGGTGCTCCTTTAGAAGTAGGAATAGAGGTAGATGGGCAACAAGCAGCGCACTTATATGCTTTAAAGGAAGAGATGAATAAACGAAATGTTTACTTTACTTTTGCTAGACAGCGTGGAGCTGCTTATGGAAAAGTAGGAATACTATCTAGAAATGTTGGTGGTAGTAAACATAGCAGATTTAGAATGATGTTACCTCAATTTCAAAACCATAAAATACATTTTGCAGAAGAAATAAAAGAAACTCCAGATATGAAAGAAGCACTTACACAGTTGAGACATACTACATGGGAATCTTTTGGTGGACATGATGACTTTCCTGATATCGTCTCTCAGCTAGGAGCTATGGAGATTTTATTCCCTATGGACTTCACATTCGGAGAAGAAAAAGAACATTCAGGAAGAGCTTTATGGGACAGCGAAGTTTTTAAAGACACTCCTTCTGCTTACGATTCTTACTGTTAACATGCTTGACAATTAAGGTTGAATCAGATACTATTCTCCTAAAATAAAAGATTGGAGAAAACATGACATACAAAGTACTTAAGTCCGTTGTAACAGGTTTACTTACAGGGGATAATAGGCTACCTGCAGATGCAGATGTGCTTATGGGACTTTTGTCGTACGCTTTAACTACGGTTGCTACTAAAGCAGATTCTTTACATCTAATGACTCTTAGTACAGAAGAAGACATACTACGGCTAGCACAAGGTGACTACTTAATACGTAGGCCTTTACTTCCTTTAGACGATACTTCTGAGCTAGATATAGATGAAGAATTAGGTTTTGCAGTTGCTAGATTAATGACTAGTATGCTAAGTAAGGAAAAAGGCGGCATACATGTACAAGCTGCGGATAGAATTATATTAGACTACAATGCAAAAGTATACGAAATTACAGAACAGATGCAACAAGAAGCCGCATTTGCAGGGGTACCTTCTGACGGTAGTGATAACTATGCACATACCTATGACGATACTGAGTGGACTCTATGAATTTTAGAGACTGTTTAAATAGGCTTGCAGATCTAAAGAACAGTACTTCTTCTCAGACTGCTGGGGTATACGCCAGTAAGTCTTCACTCTCCCGACACTTACCTTATATTGTGGAACAACGAGACGATGAACACATCATCTTATTTACTTACCACTTTTTAAAAGGACTTCGTAGAATTTTATCAGGAGAAGTGCCTGAAGGCGCTGAACAGTTTAGCATTACAGAAAATGAGATGTATGATGATTATGTACTATATGTAGATGGTACTAACTTTACAGGTGAACGATTAAACGTTCTAGAAACCTTAGACACATGGCTCACTGATGAGGTAATGAATACCCAGCACACACCAATGACTAGAGAATATACAGAAGACCACCCTTGGCGGTATACTGAAGAAAGAGGAGCAAGATTATGGCAGCAGATTTTTTAAGGATTTTACAAGAGATTAGAGGTACAGGGGCACCAGATGCTCCTTACACTGATGGCTTGTTTTGGGAGCTTACCATTGAATTACATAATGGTAATCCAGGAATTTACGGAGACATCCTTGATATGTATTCTTCTATGGGAGGGGATATTACTGACTTTAACACAAAGTATAGTGACTTCTTACTAAAGTACACTGATGTTGTACAGAAATGGGAAGAAGTGATGGGTGTTGAAGGTATCAACGCTCTATTACTTGGTGCTAATGCTACAGATCCTACTGTAGACAATAATGGTAATCCTTTAATAGAAGGAGCAATATACTACAACAGTACTGTACCTAAACAATTAAAAGTTTATGATGGTACTGATTGGACAGATGTAGGTAGTTCTAGTGCTGTTACTTCTTTCAACACACGTATAGGAGATATTACTTTATCTGCTACAGATGTTGAGAATGCGTTAGGGTTTACTATAAATGAATTCACTGATACTGAAAAAACTAAGTTAGGGAATATTGAAGATAGTGCAACTGCCGATCAAACAGGTAGTGAGATTAAAACAGCATATGAAGGAGAAGCAGACACTAATGTGTTTGATGACGCTGCTGTAACTAAACTAGCAGGAATTGAGCCAGGAGCTACAGGCGATCAGACTAAAACAGATATAGATGCTTTAGACATTAATGCAGGAACTGTTAACTCTCATACTGTAGAGACTGATGTGCCTAGTGGAGCTATTTTCACAGATACTATATATGATGATACAGATGTGTTAAAAGATAGCGATACGTTATCTGCAGTTACATCTGGAAACAAGATTATCACTGAAAATGATGTTACTGGCTACGGTGACATGGATAAAGCTACATATGATGCAAATAATAGTGGTGTTGTGGATAACTCAGAGAAAGTAAATGGACTTACAGTAGAAACTGCAGTTCCTTCTGGGGCTATTTTTACAGACACTGTATATGACGATTCTACCACTTTAAAAGATAGTGATACAGTTAGTGCAGTCACTTCTAGTAATAAAATCATAACAGAGGCAGACGTTACAGGTGGCGGAGACATGTCTAAAGCTACCTACGATGCCGATAATTCCGGTGTAGTGGATAATGCTGAAAAGGTTAATAATTTAACAGTAGAGACAGCGGTACCTGCTGGAGCAGTATTTACAGATACTGTTTACGACGATTCTGCCACATTAGTCGATAGTGACACAGTAAGCCCTGTTACTTCTAGTAATAAGCTTATAACTGAAGCTGACGCAACAGGAGGAACAGGATTAGAAAAGGTCACAGAAAATGGGCATGAGGGCTGGAGACTAGTAGGTGCTGATAATACAGACAAAGGAGATATTGGTAGCGGAGCTATTGATATGTCAACAGCTACTGACAATTATGAAACTGATGGTCCTTATGGT